GCTTACCGACCGGTTGGTAGTTGTCTTTTAATGTTTTGTTTTGTTTTGTTTTCGGGCGTGTCGTCTGTTTGTTTGTGTTATAGTGTAGTTATCAGCTTCAAGGGAAAGGAAATAAAATGAATATTGGTGTCGACGTTTACACTGGACGGAAAGTGCCGGTGGAACTTGTTGCCGTTAGGGGTGACGTACGGGAAGGGTTTCTCTTATGAATGTCAGGATTGCAAAGTTGTGTCAGATCGTTCATGCTACCAATATGAATGTTGATTGAGGAGGTTGATATGTGGTATTTCATTATTACCGCCGATGGTTTTCAGGTGTTTGAGGTTTTGCCTGATTGTGTGAAGCCGAGTAGGAAGCATTACACGTCTACTCTTAAGGCTTCATTGGACGGTGTACTATCTCATATCCGTAGCGCCTATGCTGGTGCGAATGTGAGTGTGGATATTGATAATGCTACGTTTGATCTTGATAGTACTATGGTTGGCATGGTGAAGGTGGTGTTGGTATGATGATAGGTGTGAGTATTGTTGTTATTCTGTTTGCGATTCTGTTGATCATGGTGAGTGCCGTTGTGTTTCGTGAGGAGCCGCGGGACGTGCGTGACGTGTTCTGCTTTTTGGCCATGCTTGTTGTGTCCGTAATTCTCGTTTTGGTTTTTGTCGTGAAAGGTTTCTGGAATGGCTGAAAGTGATATGAAAGTCGCCACGTTTGAGTCCCCGTTTGTGGGTGGAAGGGTTGAATTGTGGTTTTGTCCTCATGGTGAACGGTACGAGCTGAGGTATGCCGTCCAGTTTTGTACGCCGTGTGGCGGTGTATGTGGCGGGTCGGCTTTGTGTGCGTATGATGCTGGGGACGGCTCACAAGTGGTTGATTTGATGCTGGATGCTATCGACATTGCTAACACTCCTCTCTTGGATAGGGGTTGATTATGTATTTCCGTGGTTGGATCCATTCGTGGGTGTGTGGCGATTGTCCTAGTGCTGACTCGTACTGGCGTTTAAGAGCGTTTTGGGCTGGGGTGAGACATAAGGGTAACGCTTTTACGTCGCCGAAACGGTGTCCGAGTACGGACTTGTGGTTTGACCTGTGGTGGCTCGGTGCCGAGTCCGGTGAGGGAGATTTGGAGTTTTGATCATGTATGAGGTTTTTGTTGCACTGGCGTATTTGAGGCATGGCGATAATCCTCCTATCGAAGTGGGGTGTGCCACGTCATACGATAAGGCCGCTGAGCTTGTTCGTAAGTGGGCTGCGGTGCCCTCGCATACGAGGAATATCGCATATTTCCGGGTGGAAAGGCGCTATTATGTTTAACCGTGGCGATGATAGGACGTCGATCTGTCGCATGCGCCGGTTTGATGATGGGATTATGGAGTCGCCCCGTATTGTCAAGGCTACGCGGGGCCATACCCGTGAATTGAATCTCAAGCGTTATGATATGGGCTATGGCGATTTTGAATCGTGCTGTAGGGCTGTTAACATACTGTGCGAACTGTGGCGGGAAGCGCCTAGCGCATGGTTTACGCAAGCCGTGATTACTGTCTCTCGGATTTGCGGGAGCATGTGCATTGGCGATGGGCTCGCCGTCGCATTATCCCGTACGTATGACGTGGAATATCTGGACGGTGCCGTGAATCCGCCTAACCTGATTGCATGGTGTGCGGTCTGTGCTGTCAAGGGGGCTACGTCGTACGACTGTTGCACGGTTTTCGATAGTCCACAGGCGCAAAACCTGATTATTGCCGTGTTTAAAAATTTTGACAGACTCGACACGACTCGCTATAATGATAACGAGTTAGAAAAAATCTTACTGCAAGGGAGGTAAAAATTGGCTAGAACCAAGGTTGACATTTTCCGAACAAGAGTGTATGCTGTTCTTAAGGGCATGGAGCTTGTTGACGGTGATTTTATGGAAGCCGAGCATGTTATCGACGGGCGTTTGAAGGATGCTCGTGCGTATTCGATTCGTGCGAAAAAACTGTTTCCTAATTTCATTCCACGGTCTATTAATATTTTTTCGCAAAAGGTTTCCATGAATGAGGAGACTTTTTACAAGTACGCTACTTTTGAGGAACCTCAGAAATGGAACCCCGAAGAACATACAAACAAACGACACGCCGACATTGAAAATAATGACGGCATGTGATATAAAATATTTTAGGTATAAGCCTGAAAACAAAAACAATAACCATAAGGGAAGGTAAAATATCATGGAAAACACCAACACCGCACTTGTCGCATTCAACACCGAGTCCACCGAACTTGGTACCGTCCAGCACTTCATCGACACTTCCACCCGCGAAGGCAAGATCAAGCTCTACTCGGCATTACAGAACGCCGAAAAGCTCGACGAACACCTCAACGAACCGTTGAACATGGTGAACGCAGTCGCACAGGCCGTACAAGTCACGGACGACCAGACGGGCGAAATCTCCAACACCGTGCGTGTCATCATCGTGACCGATGACAACAAGGCGTACGCCGCCACCTCCCCCACTCTCGCCGCTGGACTGAACACCATGTTCGGCATCTTCGGAACCCCGAACACTTGGGAAGCGCCATTGGCTATCAAGGTAGTGGAACGCCGTTCTCGTCGTGGCTTCAAGTTTTTCAGCATTGAGCCGGTGGACGGTCAGGAAACCAAGTGAACTTGCTATAATAACTGAGTAGCGTTCGTTCATAGAGAGCACCCACTTTGGGTGCTCTCGCCATCTAAAAGGGTGCGCACTATGTCCCGAAGCCGTAAGCAGAAGCATATTAAGGCACGTCAGGCCGCGCAAGCCCGCGCCGCGCGTAACATCAAACAGCTTGGCGCTTACTCCCACTCGAATCTCGCCAAAACTGCAGACCAGCAATTAGTCAATATCGCCAAAACCTTAGGTAAGGAATGGGAGCGGCAGAAGAAACAGGCCATAGCGGAAGCGAAGGCAACCCCCTATCATGCTACCGCCGTGGAAAAGCCGACGAAAAAAGACTATATGTTCGCTCAGCGTACGCCCATATCGGACGTGCAGATCGAAGCGGAACCCGCAGCAAAACGGCGCAAACTCCTTAGACAACAGCAACGGAAAATCAATACGGCACGTAGGAAGATCAATGAATGGAACAAGTCGCAGGCGATGCCCGTAAAAAGCGTGTACGATCAGCGCGTGGCAGAACTTGGAGGCAGTACGGGCGAGGGGTTCGGACGCACTCAAATCATCCCGTCAAAGCTCACCGACTTTCTGCAAATGACTAATGTTCTGAGCGATGAGGCATTCGTTCGCTCTCAATTGGAGAGCGGACACCGTAATGAATTACGTGAGCAGATGCACGATGTGGCCGAAATACTAGGGTTGCGCACCGAACAGAAACGCAAGCCGTCCAAAAAGTCGAGAACGGGCAAACAGGACAAAGATTTGTACGGCGAGCATGATTGGCCGTCCTATATGCCGCGCGGACGTTATGAAGTGTTCGAGAAAATCTTGGCTACCACGCTCGGCTCGAAACGCCTGAAACGGTTCCGCCAGCTCTCAGCCACGCAAAAGAGGGCTTTTATCGAGCAAACGGATGCGCCGCGTATCGTGTTTGACTGGACGGTATATGACCCCGTTCGACACGGTTTTACTTCAGTATTCAGGGATGACGGCGAGGGCTATCATCGTTCGCGCAGGCAGTTTGACCGATGGATGGCAGAAGCTAGCGCACTGGAAAAGTAGCGGTCGGCAATCAGGGGAAGTTATACTATGGTAGTGCAAGACAATAGGGTGGGATTATGGTGTGCGGATAACGTCATACGATTCACGGACGGCACTGTCTTACGTGACATTGCCGCCCCTAGTCGTCTGTTGTCGTCCATCATGACGGGCGGCAAACTCACCGTCTACGTGACTAATCCAGATTTGCTCGACCCCTTTATAGCGCACGTCGTGCACGTATTGCCTCACAATGAGCATAATGCTAATCTGAGCTGGGACGCGATTATCTCGAAAAAGGGTAAATTTTTCAGCTTCACCGTGAGGATTGATCGTAATAATTCCGCACGATTTTTCGACATTTCCAATCTCTTGCGGGAAAACTGCCGTCTCACCATGTCCGATGCCCAGCTGCTCAATATTCTGTGCGAGTACGATAATCGCAACTTGTGCAAGATCACGGCAGGCGGCGCGAGCATGGAGGCTTTTGCGGCTGGTGAGTGGAAGTGGTATTACGACAAATTCCCCCAACTTGAGGAAGAGACTAAAAAGTCACTGCATGAGGCTTATATCGGCGGATTTATGATCGCAAAAGAAGGCATGTACGATAAGGCTATCGACGTTGACTGCAATAGCATGTATCCAAGTATTTTGCGGGATGAATGGCTCCCATGGGGAACACCCGAGCAGTATGAAGGCAAATACGAAGAAGATAGCGACATGCCACTGCACTGTGACGAACTCACGTTTCGCGCGGACCTCAAACCAAACGGATACCCCTTTTTATTGGACAATCGCAGTGTCTACGGACTTGATAGGCTCACTTCCACCCGTGGCTACATCACCCGCGTGTTGACTGACATAGATCAACGGCTTTTATACGAGAATTATGACGTGATCGTGTACAATCATGTAAGGGGGTGGAAGTTCCGCCGCTCCAAAGGCTTTTTTCGCTCGTTCGTGGATGAATGGGGGGAATTGAAGCAGAAGGCGACGGGCGAGAAGCGACAAATGGCGAAACTGATCATGAACGCTCTCGTGGGGAAGATGGCAAGTCTGCCCAAAGGTTCCGTCATGCTCCCCACGTCCAAAGATGGTATCACCCTCGATTGGGATATTGCGCAACGTGAAGAATCGAATTTGAAAACCGACTTTTTGCCCGTGCCTGTATGGGTCAACGCCTACGCAAGAAAAAAGCTTATGACCGTCTGCCATGCGAACGCTGATAGATTATTGTATGCCAATACGGATGGGTGCATCCTATCAGGCTGGGAACCGGTACGATCATGTGAGATCCATTCGACTGAACTTGGAAAATGGAAGATCGCCGCACGATACGAAAAATTGACCATTCTCGGCATGAACCGGTATCAAGGATGGAGAGCAGACGGGGAAGTTGACGTATGCATGGCCGGAAACATGTTCTCACAACCCATACCATACGAAAAGTTCCGGCATGGCATACAGGTGCAGGATGATTACGGGACAATGGTTATGCTATAATATCTATGTCTTGTGAGCGTCGATTTTCGACTGGGAACAACATAGGTCGGACTGCCACGGCTGAGAATGCCGCCGACCGCGAAAATCACTATCGTGGCGGTAGTGCCCTACGATTTTCAACTCGCGCTCCGATAGACAGCTTCGACCCCGCGTGATTGCGGGGTCATTTATTTTCTCCCGCCGCATGATATAATTTTAGTGGAAATATTGCCGACCGTAAGGAGCTTGCATGGCAGACCCGAATAATGATGGCGAGGAAAACACTACCCCACCGCCAACCGAAGAAGAACAGCAGACCGAAACCGTGGATGATGAAGTCAAACCGAAGGAGCAGGAACCGGAACCGTCCGAGCCGGACGTTTCCGCACGACTCGACTCCATCGAGAAAGAATTGGCCACCCTCAAGTCCATGATGGACACGCTCGGCTACAATGACCCCGCCCCACCCGACAACGACAATGACGGCGACGGCGAGTCCATTGAAGATTTGTTCGACTAAATAAGAAAGGTATAATAATGTCCAATATTCGACCATTGGCCGATAAGGGTGACGTTGAGATCTTCAACGCAGTCAGAAATGCAACCAGCCCCCAGTTCCAGACCCGTATTCCGAGCGCAACACAGGGAAATATTCGCAACGCGGTAGACACTATGCGCAATTTCCCGTATCTTCGCGACGAATTTACGGGCGTGCTGATTCAGCGTCTTATCGGCCTGTATATCCAGCATGCTGATTGGGATGATCCGTTGAAGCTCATCGGCTCCCCACGAACGTTGAAGCGTTACGGGTCTACTTATGAGCAGGCAGCGGTCGGCCTGGTCAAGGCACGAACCCGCAACTTTAATCAGGAGTACTTGGGTGATGATGTGTATGGCCGCTACAGTCTGCCAACCGCGTCCGTATTCCACCCGCTGACGTTCGATCATTACTATCCCGTCACTATTCCGGAAGATGCGCTGTTGACCGCTTTTGACGGCGAGTCCGGCATGAGCGACTACATTTCCGAGATTATGAACGCGCCTATCCTAAGTGATAGGAATGACATGTACTTGATGAAGACACAATGTTTCGCAGAGTACGCACGCAAGGGCGGGTTCTACCGCGTCCACACCCCTGACGTTGGCAAGGCGGATTCCACGGAAGCGGACGCAAAGGGATTGCTGCGACTTATTCAGCAGGTGGCGAACGAGCTGAAGGCGTCTCCAATGTCGGCCATGCCGCGATATAATGCCATGGCTTGGGTGACTCCATGGCGCGATTCGGAAGCCATTCTGTTCGCCACCCCGCAGGTCATCGCCGCGTTGAACGTGGAAGCATTGGCCGCCGCCTTTAATATTGATAAGGTTAATGTCCCGTACCGCATTATCCCTATCCCGGAAGACATGTTCGGTATCGGCGGACAGGGCGGCAAGGTGCAGGCCGTCCTAACCACCGAAGACTTCTTCTTCTGCTGGGATGAAATGTTGGAGACGACAAATTCCCCCGTGAACCCGATTGACGGAACCCGCAACATCTTCTACAAGCACCGTGGTTCCATCACCCCTAACCCATTCGCCAATGCCATCCTCTTCTGGACTGGCAAAGGCTCTTCTGAGTCCGTGACGTTGCCGGACACGCTCACCACTTCCGCGACGGTGTTCGAGCTGCGCGTGAAGAAGTACGGCCAGAACGCTGTCACTCCCGAAAACGTGTCCCGTGGCGACTTGGTGCAGGTAGTGTCTACCATTACGAGCGCCAATAAGGATACCGCCACATTCCAGCCAAAGGGTATCAAGTACGCAGTCGAAGGCGCAACCTCCCAGTTTACCTCCATCGATAACGACGGTATTCTGCGTTGCGGTTTGGACGAAACCGCCGAAACGCTTAAGGTTACCGCCCAGGCCACCTACATCAATCCGGCCATACCTGAGATCGATCAGACGGTTTCCGCCGCACTGTCCGTGCCAGTGGTGGGCGAATGGCTGGGAGGTTGGAAGACTGGAGCCATTGAATCAATTGAGATTCAGGGTGAAAAGACGGTCAAAATCAACGGCCATACCGAGCTCAAGGCTATTGCCACCAAGACTGACGGCAATAAGGCGGACGTGACCAATCTCGCCATGTGGTCGGCAGGCCAGCACGTAACCATCACCCCAAATGGCGTACTGACTGGAACCGGCGCAGGTGTCGCCAACGTCACCGCAAAGTTTGCTGGGGAAACTGGCGTTGCACAGATTACCGTTTCGGCCTGATATTAGTCAATAGCCGGTAAAATAGGTGTGGATAGACTTTTATCCACACCTATTATTTTAGGAGGACTTTATGAGCGCAAACGATCTGTCCATCAATTTCAGCTATGCAAAATGGACGCCAAACACCCGATTCAAGCTCTGTAATGTGCCGTGGGACATGGGCTACAGGGATATAGTCAAATGGGACAGACAGGCCCAGCAAGAGTATTTCAACCGACTGCAAGGCATCGAGTTCACAAATTGCACCATGAGCAAATACGGGTTGCCGGTGAGACTGCCTGTGCCGTTTGCTCAAGCGTGCCAGTATAATTATCTGATTGCGACGAACGATTATGATTTCGACAGTCCCCGTAGTTGGTATTATTTCATTCAGACATGCGATTATGTTAACGCCAACACCACACAGTTGAATATTCAGTTGGACGTGTGGCAGAGCTTCCAACATGATATTCAGCTTGGCAACGCCTACGTAGAAAGGGGACATGTGGGGGTTGCGAACGAAAACGCTTGGAAGGACTGGGGTAAAACCTACCTCGATCTGCCCGAAGGACTCGACACCGGCAAATGCACCGTCCTCACGAATGAATCATGGAAGCCGCTTATGAATGTAGGCACTCGTGATGGCGTGAAATACACGTCCTACGGGCTGATTATTGTGAGCACCACCGATCTGGAAGCGGACCCGGGTACGAAGGATAATCCAACGGTCAACACTGCCACCGGTAGCGCTTTTGAAAGTCAGTTGAATGGCGCTAGCATGTATTATTTGGATACTCCCGCCGATATTGTCGCATTCTTTACCGAAGGCATGAACGCCCCGTGGGTGACACAAGGCATTTGCGGCATTTATGCGGTGCCCCATCTGCCGCAAGCGTTATTGGACGGTCAGCCGAAAAAGACGGAACTCTTCGGGCATTCGGTCGGTTTCATCGGCAATTGCTGGATGCTACGCACACGAAACGACAATAGCAACGCCCGCTACGCGGATATTATCAACTTGAAGAATTTCCGAGACACCTTTAATCTGCCCGAACGTTACAAGTACCTGAAAAAGTTTCTCACCGCCCCTTACGCCTATATCGAATGTTCGTGCCTTAACGGAACCGTGATCACGTATGAGCCTGAGCAGATCCCATCGGCTGATCTGATCATCCGTGAATCATGGAATTACGCGCCCCCCTCAATCCGCCTGAACTTTTATGCGAGGGGTTATCATGCAGGAAACCTAGGCGAACGCCAACCACTACCGGACGGTAAAGGATTGCCCATCGACACGGGTGAAATGCTCAACGCGAGTTTTGGCATAACCAATTTCCCAACCTTCATGACCGTGAATAACGGTAGTGCCCTCGCGCTTGCGAACAGCGCCTACACGCGCCAATATGCTCAGCAAAGTGCGGACTGGGGGTATCAGAAAACCCAAATGGGCATCAACAACGCTTACGCGCAAGCCCAGCTCGGTACCCAGTACGCAAGTGCGCAAAACCGGCTCGGCACGTCGAACCGGAACGCCATGAACGCGATCAGCAACCAGTCCGCGCAGATGGGTACCGACCTGACCTTGAAGAATCTTGGATTCAACAATCAAATGGCACAGCTTAATACGGTCGGAAGTGGTGTGGCGAACGTGGTCGGTTCAGCCGTCACCGGTAATATCGGAGGTGTGGCCGGTGCCATAGCGGGCACCGCGATAGGCGCATGGACGAACCAGCAAACCTACAATAATAACGTCTCAACCGCCAGCCAGCAATTGGCGAACACACAGACCACCAACAACGCCAGCACTTCACAGGCCAATGCCTACAGTCTCGCGCAAACGAATCTCGGCAACCAGCAAACCATGCAGTTGGCCGATATGAACAAACAGCTTGCGCAGGCGACGGCACAGGGGGATTACGAGAACACGATCGCCGGTATCAACGCGCAGGTACAGCAGACCCAGACCGTACCTCCCACCACGTCCGGCGCGTTGGGCGGTGACGCTTTCAACCTCGCGAACGGTTTGATCGGTGTCATGGTCCGTTTCCGCCAGATATCCCCAGCCGCCATGCAAGCCATCGGGGAAGTATGGCTAAGGTACGGCTACTATGTGCAACGGTTCATGAAACTTCCTGAAAATCTTATGGCAATGAACAATTTTACCTATTGGAAACTGCATGAATTGTATGTGCGTAGTTCGACGTGCCCCGAAGAATACCGTCTGACCGTCAAGGGCATTTTTGAAAGTGGCGTGACCGTGTGGACTGACCCCGATAAGATCGGCGTCACCGATTACGGGGACAATACGCCACTAGCCGGTATCTCGTACTGATCGGATATAATGGAGAGAGCATATTAAACTCTCTCCATTATTTTTTAGGACGGTGACCATGGGTAAACGCAACAACGCACGCAAGGCCGCGCACTGGGACAATCAGAGCGTGCTCGGCAGCATGTGGGGCAATTTGAATCTGCCCGAAATGCGGCAGAGTCTCCGAATCAACCAGTATATGAAATTGATCGAAATGTTGGCAGTAAGTCGATTCAAATGGATTAATCTACCCCCGTATATTGATGAAAGATACCTGGAACTGACCTTGTTTGAAAACGGGTTGGCTCTCTTTTTCCCCGACAAGCGTAAGGGGGTAAACCGTTTTATGGTCACGTCCGGCAATATTGGCGGTATGAATAATTACAATAACCCCACCAGTTTCCAGCCGGTTGCTACCAGCTACTCGCATCCGCAAATCGGCAGCAAGGAATGCGTACCCATTTGGGACAACCAATTACGGTGCACCATGATCGATGTCATGTGGAATTACGCCACGAGACTCGCCATTGCCGACCGTGCTTTGGATGTCAACTTAGACAACATTAGTGTACCGTTGATTATCGCCACGTCCGAAACCAACAAGCTCACCGCGCAAAATTTGATGAAGGCTCGTGAGGACGGCGATCCCTATATTTACACCTACGACTCGGCGGACATTACAGGCATGTTCCAGACATTCCCGAACGTCACCCCATTTTTGGCGGATAAAATCATCACCACGAAGACGCAGATTTGGAATGAACTCGTAAACTACTTGGGTATCGACAACAGTACCACGGAAAAGAAGGAGCGGTTGCTTGAATCGGAAGTGACGGCAGGAAACTCGCGTACAAACGTGTTCCGCCTGAGCTATCTCAAGGCTCGTCAACAGGCGTGCGACACGATTAACCGGTTGTGGCCGCAAATGGCCGACTCGGGATATCCCATCGGCATCGAATGGAACGACACCACGTCCGGTGGTCTATTGGATGTGGAAGGCAACAAGGAGGAAGAATAATGGTGCAAGACTTGAGCATGTATGCCATCAAAGACAGCATGGCCGACTACACTTTAACGCTCGGCAATCTGATAGACCGTGGCTTCGATACGGACGAAAAATTGCATTTATCCTCGCAATATTATCCGATTTTCGACGAAAACTATAGGGCGAAATTGAACGATAAAATCGTGGCACACTACGCACTGCGCGAAATCGGCAGTGAAACGCCGCAAATGTTCGTATTTTATTTGGGGCGTACCATGCGCGAGCAAATGGACTATTTCAACCAATTATATGTGTCAGCGCAACGCAAGTTCGACCCGTTCATAACATCCGACATCCGACAGGAAATGGACTCAACCAGCACGAATGAATCTTCGGGAAAATCTTCGGGCACGCAGTCGAACGAATCCACGGCAACCAGTACGTCCGACACTACCGCCGACAATTCGTCCATGACGTTCAACAGCGAGTTTCCGCAGACCCGTATAGATGATTTCAAGCAGTTCGCCACCAGCGCCTCACAGACGGATTCATTGGGCAACACACATACGGCAACCCAGCAGGACAGTACGGCCACCGCAACCAGCACCAGCAACACGGATTACGCACATTCATCGGACAGGGGAAACAGCACGTCGCACACGCTCGGCACCAGCGGTTCACAATCCCAACTGTTGCTGGACTGGCGTAGTACCATGCTTAACATTGACATGATGGTAATCAACTCTTTGGAAGACTTGTTTATGGGCATGTGGGGCAGTGGCGACAACATGACCAACATACCACAACTCTACAGCACGTCACTCGCCTATAGCTTCTTGGGGCATTAGAAGAGTATACTGGACTTGAGTCAGATAGGAGGATATATGGACGGAATCAACATGTGCGCCGCCCCCTTGGACATCGACCCGCAACAGCGGTATTTCACAACGGTTCAGCCGTTTTCGTACCGTGACACGTTGACCGTATTGGGGTATGTGCAGGAGGTGGCCGAACATCTCGACCAGCTCAGAGAACAGCTTGACAATCTCGCCAAAGACGAAAACGCCGACATCGAGGCCATCAATAAAGTTCTCTCCGAGATCGCTGCGTGGCAGGCCTCAGTCGATACCGCACTGGATAATCTCGCGAAAAAGGTAGACCAGTATCAAACGTCGTCGCTCACCTATAATCCGACAACAGGACAATACGAGGACTCCAAAAACACCGATCGTGACATGTACCGCGAATTGGCTGTATTCGGAGCACGGGTAGACCAGATGGCAACCATGACCACCGAACGGGCTGCACAATATGATTGCATCACATGGGCAGTTTTAGGTAACCACGATATTTTCGGCAACAAAGAACCGAGGGTAACCCCCCGAGAAAGGACGGTACGGCAATGACCAACGTCCAATACAATATGACACAACATTTGGCATTACCGCTCTATACGGACAATACGCCCATGGACTTGCGAGACGGATATAACGAAGCCATGAGAATACTGGACAAAAAAATCAATCAATTGGAAACCCTCATTCGAGAATCAAAAGGAATGAACCAATGAGTACTGTCTACGATAAGACCGACAACTATGCGCTCAGCCTCTACGGGGACAGTGACCCCGCCGACCTTCGTGACGGATATAACGGCTCCATGCGCACCATCGACACGACTTTGGAAACACACCTGAATCGAATCGAGGGCGTGGAAGCTCGTGAAACCCATGACGAAGCGGTCATGAAGGCGCTGCTTGTGGATAACACGGTGGATAATGCCACCGCCGCGAAAACCAAATGGGATAAAGCAGAAGTGGACGCCACCACCGCCACTGCCATAGCTTCCACCGCCGCAACCAAGGCCGACAACAATAGCGCCATTCTTACCGCGCTCGGCGCGGACACCACCGCTCACGCCACCGCCAATAAGACGAAATGGGATAAAGCGGGGACGAACGCTATCGAAGCACTGGCAGACGCCGCCACCGCCACTGGAAAAGCCAATTCCAACACGGCGATTCTCACCGCGCTAGGCGCGGACACCACCGGCCATGCCACCGCCAATAAGACCAAGTGGGATAAAGCAAGTACGGATGCCGTCAGCGCCAACGACGCTATCGCCAGAATCCTTAAATCTCTCTCACGAACTAACGGGCACTTGGTCACTTTTGGAGACTCGTACGGCACGAATACGGATAAGACGAGAGAGTGGCCGACCGTACTTAATACCCGACTGGGCGAAAACAGCCTGCTACACAATTACTGCATCGCAGGAGCCGGCTACACCGCACCCAACGCCACATTCCAGTCCGAGCTTAACAACGCAAAAGCGGACACCAGCTATAACCATGATGAAGTCGGCTTAGTGGTGATCGCAGGAAGCCGCAACACCAACGATGGATATTCGGGCGCATTGCGTACCGCCGCCGTAAGCCTCTACGAGGGGGTTAAACGCGAGTTCCCAAACGCTCGAATCATTGTCGTACCCATGATATGGGACTGGACGCCAGTGTCGAATTATTGGCGGTACAATTCCGCATCCTGTATTTCCGCTGCCCGAGAGGTCGGCGTGGAAGCGGTGCCATGGGCCTGGACATGGAATTTAGGCAATAACACCTATTTTCCCACCGGCGACATACACCCAAACGCGAACGGAACCAACGTAATCGTAGGCTACATGCTTGATTACATCAATCATAACTACACGGGACGGACGGAATCGTTTTCGTGGCGCGATTCGACCAATGTTCTCGCACTGTTCACCGTCAACGCTTCGGGTGGACTCATCACGTTCGGTTGGCATCTCGCCAGCAACGTCACCGCCTCTAATTTCTTGGACATTAAAAACGTGTTGCCGAAATGGGCCGAACGAGACAAAGACTCAACGAACGAGCCTGACGCATGGGCGCTCATGGCATCCAATGGGGCGAACGATGCCACCCTGTTTAAGGTGTTGGGGTCTGAAGATCATGTCAGCGGCACGTTCGGCATCCAACCATACACCACAACCGGTTCCCACGGTTCCCCCAATGGTCTGATGGGGGGCGGTTTTACTGTAGCGTGGTAATAATCCTAATGCCTTAAAATGATAGCCATATCGCCTATAATGGTGATATGGCTATTACTTTTACCCAATGGATTAATCAAACTCATGGCCGTTTTTGGGACATGGACGGGGCGTACGGGGCGCAATGCTGGGACCTGTGGGCGAAATACAGTATGGACATGTACGGCATGTCCATTCAAGATTGTATTACTCCAACCGGCTATGCTGGGGGGCTTTATACCGCATACCCCGTATCCGCACGGTGCGAGCAGGTGTACGAACGGATACCAGCAGACGGATACTCGCCCGTGGCGGGGGACGTGGCAATATGGGGATATAGTGCATATACTCCCTATACACATGTGGCGATAGTCGCAGGAGACCACATACAAAACGGCAACATTTACGTCATCACCCAAAATCCGGACGCCAGCGCATTGAAATGGTTTCCCACCGCTGGACTGTTGGGTTATCTGCATCCACGTACCACGCCTAAGCCGGACGTGGATAATCCCACCGGCGACAACAACCAAGGGGTCCTCGACCCCAGATATGTGGGATCGTGGATACACTGGCAGGGTGATAATCTGTACTTGCACGAAACCGACAATAGCAGGGCACGGACTCGTGTTTTTTATAGGACTACGGCCAATAATTTTTCGGAAAAAACGCCACAGTCGCAACCGTCCGACTCGCAAGGACAAGGGCACCCGTCCAGCTCGGTCAGTGCGGAAAACTCTTACGCTTTGTATGTGGTCGGCACGGTGGAAGCTGGGCTGAGGTGGGATGCAGTGGAAGCGGCCAATCTGCAAGGTATCGGCATTGCTCAATGGAGTTTCGGCAGGAGATTGCAAGTTTTGAATGCCATGAAGACGGCAGACCCGACCGGCTATGCGGCATTCAAAACCGCCGCCCCGCAGATCGCCGCATTAATGGAGAGCGGGGGGGATTTTACACGAAGCCTTACGCAATCGGAAGCTAGCGCATTCCAGTCATGGGCGGCACGAGGTGAATCCCATGAAGGGCAACGCAAGCAGTTTGCCGAAGATTACGACGGATATCCGCAAGAGTATGAAGATGATAAGATGCAAATACTGTGGGTCACTGCATATCATCAATCACCCGCGAACGCACTGAAAGTGCCTAAAGCCTCTAATCTTGCACAGCTCAAGGCCAATATTCTCGCCACGTACCCATTCCAGCCGTATTCCACCCGCTACAATCAAGCGTATTCGCTGTTGAGCGTGTGGGATGGAAAATCGAATCCGCCCGCATTCTAAACGTGTGATATAATAAGGAATGTCGGCATGTGATGACTTCCCTTGAGCCGACTGTAACTAGTGGGAGCGTAACGGTGGTCATGACGTTACGCTCCCATTGTTTTAGGAAGGTGAGCGTACATGGCGTTACAGACATTAGCCGAAGATGATTACTACGACTTGCATAATCTGCTCACCCGAAACGCCCCATGGAATTTCATTATCGGCGCACGAGGACTCGGCAAAACGTTCGCCGCCAAACGATACGGCATCAAAGAATACATCAAGCACGGTTACGAGTTCATTTATCTCAGGCGTACGGACGTGGAACAACACCGCAAGGAAACCTTCTTCAAAGACATTCAAGAGTTCTTCCCCTCGTACGAGTTTCGCTTGAATGGCGAAAAAGGACAGATTCATAAGATGTCATGGGACGAAAAGGACTGGCGCACATGCTGCTATTTCGTCGCACTATCACAGGCAGGCGGGTTGAAGTCGGTAGCCTACCCTAAAGTGCACTTGATCATTTTCGACGAGATTTTCCCCGACAACCTACGATTCCTCAGCAATGAGGTAAATTCGTTTGCTGAGTTTTACAATACCGTCGATAGGTGGCAGGATAGGACGAAAGTGCTGTTTTTGTCGAACGCTGTTCAAAAGGCTAATCCTTATTTTGCGAAATACAGGCTTGACATTGGCGCACAGCAATCCAACCAACAGCAGTACAAATTGTACTGCGGGGGGTTTGTGTGTCTCGAATTGGCTGACTACGGCGGATTCAGCGCGAAAGTCGCCAAGTCAAAATTCGGTAGATTCTTGGAACAATACGATGGCGATTATGCGGATTATGCGATCAGAAACAAGTTCCGTGATGAATCGGACACGTTGCTAGCTCCCCTACCGAGTGACGGCGAACTCTCTTATATTTTGGACACTACCGATTACGCTCGATTTGGTATATGGGTAAGTGTGTCCGAACGTGATGGACATGTTTCACAATATGTTTCACGACGTATCCCTAAAGACAATACCAGACCCGTCTACACGTTAGACCCCAATCATGTTGACGAAAAAACATGGTATGTCAAAAAATCAGATGATATCATAAGACGACTCACCACCGGCTACCGACTAGGTAAAATAAGGTTTGATGACTCACAAGTCAAGGCCGATTTTGGACTGATCATAGGTGAACTGTTAGGAAAATAAGGAGAATAATATATGACAATGACAGCAACCGACATATGGTGCGTGTTCGCGGTAATCTTTTTTATCATTGTGGACTACGTGACCGGCATTGCAAAAGCCATTTTAAATGATACGATCAGCTCTCAGAAAATGCGGCAAGGATTATGGCACAAGTTCGCCTACCTCATGCTCACCCTAGTCGCCTATTTTATAGACATGATCAACCTACACATAGATCTCGGATTGCCGGTCAGCCTATTCGTATGCACCGTAGGCGGCATTAGCTTGATCGAACTCACCTCGATCCTTGAAAACATTACCGCCATCAACCCCGAACTAGCGGACGCACCCTTCATGAACGTGTTCGCACAAAACAGCACCCCAAAACATAAGAAGGAAAACCAACATGAATATTCAAGAATGGATGACCTCAGTTAACGGACAGGTTGTAGACATGGACGGCGCATACGGCGGGCAATGCTGGGACCTATGGAGCAGTTACGCTCGCAACGTATACGGCATCCCAGCAGCCGACACCAACACCGTAGACGGATACGCCGCAAGCGTCTACACCGCACGATATGACCGCTCCCGCGCATTGCAAAACACATTCAATCGAGAGGGCGCCAACTATAGGCCGGTTTACGGTGACGTGGCATTCTGGAACGGCGCAGGCATGAACCATGTAGCCATCGTAGTACGAGACAACGGCAACGGCACCTTGGAAACCATGTCGCAAAACCCGAACAAGGCCGAATACGTGACGTTCAGCAAGAACGGCATTATCGGTTACTTCCACCCACGCTCAGCAAGCGCACCGGCACCGGCACCAGCAAACAATAACGTAACCATTATTCCAAGCACCTACAAAGTCAACGTTGACGTACTCAACGTGCGCTCGGCACCGTCCACCTCAGCACAAGTCATAGCCCAATACCATTACGGGCAGACAGTCAATTTGTCCGAAGGTGGTGTGATCGCAGACGGATACATTTGGGCACACTACATAGGCGGCTCAGGAGCCACTAGGTACATCGCACTCGCCCCAGCCGACAAATCAATGTGGTACCTTGTATTCGCATGATATGACGGCATAAGAAAGCCCCTAGGTATTTACCTAGGGGCTTTCTTATTCATCAGTCGCCATCATCAATCGAAACAGCATATGTACGGCACGGGCGGCCTTTCTTGGAATAACCTTTAGCAACCATGTTGATATCATAATCGTTACTCAATAAAACCTCCACAATAGTCTCAAGCGCTCTACGGAACGAAAGAGTAGAATCATCCTCCAGCCCGTTATCGGAAACGAAACCTCTCCAAACACCGTCAATAATCACCTTATATCGATTATACTCCTCGAACTCGATAACATATGCAGTAAGGTTTAACATTTTATTTCCTTTCCCTTGAAGCTGATAACTACACTATAACACAAACAAACAGACGACACGCCCGAAAACAAAACAAAACAAAACATTAAAAGACAACTACCAACCGGTCGGTAAGC